TATGCAATACGATTTACCAAAAACATTAGAAATGTTAAAACCAGGAGCACAATGGGTTATTCAAGCTGAAAGTGCTGATGTTGTTACCTATGCCAGTCTTGATTGGAAAGATGAAAGTCAAACCAAACCTACAGAAACAGAGTTAAACAATAAACTATCTGAACTTAATAATGCAGAACCACTCAGATTATTGAGAGTTGAGAGAGATAAAAGATTGACTGAATCTGATTGGGTAACTGCTAAACAAATAGATACGGGAGTAGCAGTATCTGATGCTTGGAAAACATATCGACAAGCACTTCGTGACTTACCAGCAAGTGCATCACCAAAGTTAGATTCTTTCTATGAATTAGATTTAACTTCTGTTACTTGGCCAACGAAACCATCATAAGTTAGAAACTTCCTAAATATAATTACCTACATCAGAACTTGCGTGATATTAGCAAGGAGATTATAGGGGAAGAGTTTTTACACCAAGATGGACGATATCCAAAAAGAACTTAAAGATGTGCAAAAGAAGATAGAAGATATTGAAAAAAAGCAAGAAATGTTAAAACGGATACAGGATTTGGAGCGCTTACGTGAGGAAAAGCAAGCAAAACGACCTACTGGACATTCTTATGAAAAGTGATATAATAGATAATAAAAACAAATCCACCATGATAAGGCAATTAATTACTGAGTTTCCTTTGACTGACGTTCCGAAAGAAAGAACTGTCACTGAGGAGAAAATAAGGAAGTATACCTACACTAAAGACGAAGTGGATGCACTGATTGCTGATGCTGTAAAGGAAGCAGTCGAAGAGGCAGTCAAGATTGATGAAGCTTCAATGGCAAAACATAATCGTGAGGCAACTGTCATTAGTATGATTCTTGGATTCACCACACTTGCATTGTTTGTTGACGGATTGTTAAGAATGTTAGGCATTATACCACCATTCATGGATTTAGATGTTAATATATTAGATAAGATTGAAACTGACATTATTGATAAGATAAGACAGGTTCCGATTCAAAAAGTTTGGCCATTTAGATGAACGACATTTCAGTTTTTATATACCTCATGTGCTTTGCAGCCGTGTTCGGTATGACATGTGTATACATGTTTATGATGATGAGGTCTACAATCTCTGAGTTTGATAAAAGAACTGTAAAAACCCAAGAAGATGTAATGAGAGCATATCGAATGCCAGCCCCTCATCCAGAGATGGAAGGTATAAAATATGGAGAAGAATTGTTGGTATTCAATCCAGAAGATGAAGAGGATGATGATGAGGATGATGGTGATATCATTGTCAGAGCTTGACACTTTTTCAAGTGTCCACTTGACTAGCAGAATAACATAGATTATAATAGGAGAGAAAGATTTATTATTATGATTGAAGTATTATGCCAGAATGATCCATACAGGTATGTGAAGATGCCTGACCTTCTTGAGAATGGACATCCAGACTATCGTATTCAAAAGTGGAACAATCACAATGGATACAAGGATATGTACCTCTGCGACAACTTTATGCAGTTCAAAACTGCCATCGAGGACTTTGAGTACACAAAGTGGTTAGACCCTGCAGGAGTGCCTTGCTACGTTTGTGATAAATAAATCAGAACATTATAGTATAGTAAAATGTCACATTTTGGAGATTTATTATCTGGAAAGACTCTAAAAACTGAGATTCCAAAAACATCTACTCCTGTAGTAGAGGAACCACCCAGACCAGAAGAGGAAATTGCAGATGCATTTTCTGATGAGAAAGACTTTCATGATATGTCAAAAGAAGAACTTGAAATTTATGGACGCACCATTGGGATTGAGTTGGATCGTAGACATAACAAATCAAAATTAATTAAAGAACTAGAGGATCACATTCAGTATATTGAGAGTGTATAACACTTAAAACAAAATAATGAGAAAGTTTGAATTTAGACCGTGGGGATGGTTTATTACTCTTGATGAGGGTAAGAACTATAAGGTGAAAAAGATTTATCTAAAACCAAATACTAAACTGTCATTACAGTATCACAATCATCGTGATGAGCATTGGACAGTAGTGGAGGGTTCTGGTAAGGCAATTGTAAATAAAAACGTTTTTATTATGAATGATGGTGATGACATGTTTATTGCGAAGAAAGCAATCCATCGTATGGAAGCAAGTCCTGATGGTGTGACATTCATCGAGGTGCAGAGAGGAAAGTGTGATGAAGAAGATATTGTAAGACTACAAGATGATTATGGGAGAGTTGACAAACAACCCTAAATTTCTTATACTAAATATATTGATCGACTATTCATATAGGATATGAGAGAGTACAAAAAAACCGCACTTGTTCTTGGTGCAGGTGGATTTATTGGCAGTCATATGGTGAAAAGACTGCGTAAAGAAGGATATTGGGTAAGAGGTGTAGATCTAAAATACCCTGAGTTTTCTAGGACAGAAGCAAATGAATTTGTTTGTGGAGATCTTAGAGATGTTGAAATTGTCCGTAGAGTAATTCGTTTTGGTGGATACACTGGCAATTACTATGCACAAATTGTAGATAAGTTCTTAGAACCATTTGATGAAATCTATCAGTTTGCCGCTGATATGGGTGGTGCAGGATTTATTTTTACAGGTGAGAATGATGCAGACATCATGCATAACTCTGCTTCAATCAATCTAAATCTTTTAGAAGAACAAAAGAAGTTAAACAAAGATAAGAAAGTAAATCAAACAAAGATATTTTACAGTAGTTCTGCGTGTATGTACCCAGAACATAATCAACTAGACCCTAACAACCCTGATTGTCGTGAAACGTCCGCTTATCCTGCCAACCCTGATTCCGAATATGGATGGGAAAAACTCTTCAGTGAACGGTTATATCTCACTTATAATCGCAACTATGATATTCCTGTTAGGGTTGCTCGTTATCACAACATCTTCGGACCAGAAGGAACGTGGGATGGGGGAAGAGAAAAAGCACCTGCAGCAATCTGTCGCAAAGTCGCTCAACTCTCGCCGCAAGGTGGAACCATCGAGGTGTGGGGAGATGGTTTACAAACTCGTTCCTTCCTGTTCATTGATGAATGCATCGAAGCAACTTGGAGATTGATGCAATCAGATTTCTTAGGACCTGTAAACATAGGTTCAGAAGAGATGGTTACTATAAATCAGTTGGTTGAAACAGCAGCTAAGGTTGCAAACAAGAAAGTTGAAAAGCAACATATACTTGATGCTCCTCTTGGTGTTCGTGGACGCAACTCAAACAATGACCTTGTAAGAGAAAAACTTGGTTGGGATTATTCTCAATCACTTGAAGAAGGAATACGCAAAACATACAATTGGATATGTTTGCAATTATACAGCACAACAGAAGAAAATGTGCTACAATCAGAACAAGAACTTGAATTATTAGCCTCTGGATAAAATGATACGTATTGATAGTTATGAAGATCTAACAGATAGAATCGTTAGATGGTTAAGCGATTACTATTGGCAACATAGTATTGACGCTTTTGTAGTAGGAGTATCAGGTGGAATTGATTCTGCTGTTGTCTCCTCTCTATGTGCAAGAACAGGACTACCCACTTATGTTGTGTGTATGCCTCTTGATTCTAAATTTGAAAACTCAAAACTTTCTGATGTTCATTCAAAAGGACTTGTAGAAAAGTATGATAATGTGAAAAGAATTGAAGTTGAACTTTCAAGTGTTTATGATAGTTTCTTAAAATCAGTTGAGTGGTGGTCTGAAGCACAACATTACAACAAAAGAGAATTTACTGCAAGTGCACATGCAAATGCGAATACTAAATCACGTATTCGTATGGTAACTCTTTATCAGATTGCAGGATCAGTTGGTGGTATAGTGGTTGGAACAGGTAACAAAGTAGAGGATTATGGAGTCGGTTTTTATACTAAGTATGGTGACGGTGGTGTTGATATCGCCCCTCTTGCTGACCTTTATAAAACCGAGGTCAGAGAACTCGGAAGAGAACTCGGAGTGATACCAGAGATTATTACTGCTACACCTACAGACGGTCTGTGGGAAGATGGTAGGAATGATGAAGATCAAATTGGTGCATCATATGAACAATTGGAAGAAGCGATGGAGACAGGTGCAGGGCCTGGATTGGAAGCACTTCAAAAGTTCTATACACAAAATAAACACAAGATAGATCCTATCCCAACATACAAATTAGAGGTTTAATTTTACAATGAAAATCGGTGTTATCGGAGCAGGGAGACTCGGCATTTGTTTTGCCCTCCTTGCTGAGTCCGCTGGTCATGATGTATATGTTTCCGACGTAAATTCAAGTTATGTCAATAAACTTACTGCTAAAGAACTTTATAGTAATGAACCAGAGGTAGAAGATCTTCTGCTTCGATCAACAAAACTTAGAGCGACTACTAGTAATAGTAATGTAATAAAATCTTCTGATGTTATTTTTACTTTTGTTCCTACACCATCTCTAGATGATGGTAGTTACGATTGTAGTTTAGTTGATGCTGTTGTGTGCGATTTAATCAGATCTCCTAACTTAGAAGGAAAGAAATTTATTGTAGGTTGTACAACTAATCCAGGCTTTGTAGATAAGATAGATGAGAAATTAGAAGGAAGAGGTATAAGTGTATTCTATAGTCCTGAGTTTGTAGCACAAGGCACAATTATCAGAGACATGAAGAACGCAGATATGATTCTGTGTGGTGGTAGAGATGAGGAAGGATTTGAAATGATAAAAGAAATCTATCTTTCATTCATGGATAGTCAGGTCAACTTCTATCCTATGTCTAATACTGCTGCTGAAATTACAAAGATCGGTATTAATTGTTTCCTAACTTACAAGATAAGTTATGCTAATATGATGGGTCAGATCTTGTATAATTCTGGATGTGGTGATGAGATTAAAAACATTCTTGCATCTATAGGAGCGGACAGTAGAATTGGATCTAAGTATTTGAATTATGGTTTAGGTTTTGGTGGCCCATGTCTACCTCGTGACAATCGTGCTTTGGGATACTATGCTGACCAAGTTGGTCTTAAGTATAGTCTGCCTCAAGTCACTGATGATTTCAATGAAGCACATGCAGAGTTCATAAAAAACTATTGCGTTGAAAGTAATAAAGAAGGACTACCTTTTTTCATTGATAGTATTGGATATAAGATAGGATGTGATCTTGTAATAGAAAGTCCGAGACTTAGACTAGTAGAAGATCTATTGAAAGATGGCCACCGAGTATATGTTCAAGAGATTGATGATGTCATAGAAGATTATGCTGAGGAATTAGACGAAGATTACGGAGATAATATTAAATTTGTAAAAGCTCGTAATGAAATTCATGAGAAGACATGGAGGATTGATCTTTGACTATCAGTTACAATAGATTAGGTAGTAATGGTAGACTTGGAAATCAAATGTTCCAGTATGCTTCACTCAGAGGTATTGCTAATTACAATCAATATCAGTGGATGATTCCACCACCAGATTGTAACCATAGAGATAACTATGGATTGTTCGATACCTTTGAAATGAAACATTGTAAACCAGAGAATCTAGGTTTCAATGATGGTATGACTATTACAGAGAAGACACATGCTTTTGATGACAGCATGTTCTACTGTACAGATGGAGTCAACATAGATTCATACCTTCAAACAGAAGATTATTTTGTCCACATTGCAGATCAGATCCGTGAAGATTTCACATTTAAAAAAGATTACCTTGAGCCTTGTCAGGAATTCATATCCAGTTTGGGTTCTTCTCCTATCTTCATTCATATTCGTCAATCTGATAATATTGGAAGAGAAGAATTCCACCCAATCCTCCCGCTCTCATATTTTGAGAGTGCTTTAGAATTTTGGAGTCCTGATACCCCATGTTTTGTATTCACAGATGATCTTGATTGGTGTAAGAAACAATCCTTCTTTGATAATGATAGGTTTATATTCAATGATAATCCTGAGAGATATGAATATCAGACTATTGATGGCACAGGTAAGATGCAAAACACTTTGTTACCACAAGTTGACTTGTGCTTGATGTCTTTGTGTTCTGGTGGTATAATAGCCAACAGTTCATTCAGTTGGTGGGGTGCTTGGTTGCAAAATGGTAGAGGAAAAATTATTGCCCCTGATCCAGAAAAGTGGTATGGTTCTGCTATGACACATCTAGATACAAGTATGATGGTTCCCGCCCGTTGGCAAATACATTATTGGAGTAAGTAATGGCTATTTCATTTCAAGGATTAGGAAACGAAGGTAGACTTGGAAATCAAATGTTCCAGTATGCTTTTGTAAGAGGAGTTGCACACAACCGTGGGTTCGATTGGATAGTTCCAGGCCCTGATGCAGATAGATTAGACAACTATGGTTTGTTTGATTGCTTTGAATTATATGGTTGTCTTCCAGAAAATCAGGGAGAACCATTCTTTGCTAAACAGGAAGTCTATAGAGACATGGCTTTCAATGAGAAGATCTATAATGAGTGTGAAGATAACACTAACTTCTCTGGTAACTTTCAAACAGAATTTTATTTTGAATCTATTGCTGCAGATATCAGACACGATTTTACATTCAAGAAAGAATATCTAGAACCATGTCAAGAATATATCGATAGCATAGGAGGGCAAGATAATAATATCTTCCTACATGTTCGCAGAGGTAATCCTAATGTGACAGGTAGAAGAGGAGAGAAATGGTCTTACCAAATGGTGCAAGAGTATCATCCTATTTGTAAGAAAGAATATTATATTGAAGCACTATCAAAGTTTGATCCAAATAAAAATGTTGTAGTTGTATCTGACACTATTGATTGGTGTAAGAAACAGGATTGGTTACAGGGAGATAGATTCCTATTCTCTGATGCTTCCTATGAGGAGTTCGGAGATGGTGCATCTGTTCCTTATATTGATCTATGCCTTATGACACTATGCGGTGGTGGTATCATCGCCAACTCATCTCTATCATGGTGGGGTGCATGGTTACAAAAAGGTGGTGACAAGATGGGTAAAAACTCTATCCAAAGACACTGGCAAGTTGTTGCTCCTGATCCTTGGTTTGGAATCAAGTATGACATGTATAACATGAAAGATTTGATCCCTCCACGCTGGATTAAATTACATAATGATCCTTCATATATTGAGCCAGAATAATGAAGTATAAACTATACAATGAACAACAAGAATATCAAGGCACTTTTGGTTCAGTTCAAGAGTTGAGAAATTTCTTGTGTGATAGAAAGTATGAAAAGAATTGTGACATAGAATTATCTTGCACATTTGATTATATAAAATCTATTAAATGGTATTTTGACATAGAAGAATGAAGGATGTAACCTACCTACTACCATGTAGGATCGAATCCGAAGATAGGCTAAGAAA